TGCAACAACCGAAACCAAGATATATGGCCCTGTGAGACAAGCACCATATGCAACGACATACGACCAAGTAACGTTCAGTTTGCTGTTAGGTGAGGGGTTGACCGAAAGAGAATTTTTTGAAAGATGGATGAATCTTATCGTGGATTATACTTCTCACAAAATAGAATACTCGACCAATTATAATTCGAAAATGTTATTGGAAGTTTACAATGACGGGAATACGATCACACAGGCATACAATTTTATTGACGCATTTCCAATGGCATTAGGTGATGTGGCATTTGCTTATGCCAACGAGGAACCCGCGACATGTCAAATAACTATGTCATATCTAAAATATATATCTACCACTTCGCATGAAAATGCAGCGCGGAGCGCGGATGATCATAATACGAACCGCGATGTCCTCGGCAAATTCTCAAATCCGCTGGCAGGCCTGGGCGACCAAGTAAGCAAGGCCTCCGACGACACAGTAAAGGCAATCGACGACCTCAAGACAAGCGTATCAGACCAGTTTAAAGGGAAACTGGAGGGAAACAAATACTATGCCAAAGGAAAATCGCTTGAAGAGTCGGTAAACAAAAGAGTCGCCCAGGCAAAAAAATATTCAAGTTTTTCACGCTTTTTATAAGAATACAACAATTAAAATTATGAGGAATAATTATGTTACCAAGGATTGAAACACCAACGTATGAAATTACAATACCATCCACGGGCAAGATAACAAGGTTTCGGCCATTTTTAGTAAAAGAAGAAAAAATACTTTTAATGGCACAACAGGGAGAAGATTTAGAAGAAAAAATTCAGGCGATAAAACAAATTATTCGAAATTGTATGATCGAAGATATAGATATCGACACACTGGCAACATTTGACATCGAATATATTTTTGTGCATTTGAGGTCGAAATCGGTCGGAAATATTATCAACCTAACATATAAAAGATCGGAATGTCCAGACAAAGAGGGTGGTGTTGGTGATTGTACACTACCATTTACAATGGATCTGGAAACCGTCAAAGTTGAAGATCAAAGCGAAACTCACACCAAAACGATTGAGCTAACAGACAGAATAAGTATCGAAATGAAATATCCAGATTTCAAAATTCTGAATAGTATTATGCTCTCTGAAAATTATGAAGATATTGTCTCCGTGATTGCTGGGTGTGTCGAATATATAACAGAAGTGGATGAAGTGATAAACACGAATGATTATTCTATCGAAGAGATTGTGGAATTTATCGAAAATTTGACACAACAACAATTTGGATTGATAAATGATTTTTTCGAGACAATGCCAGAAACAAGTTGTGGCGTCAATATAAGATGTAGAAATTGCGGATATACAAAAGAAATGAAAGTGAGCGGTGTGGCTGATTTTTTTTCCTAACCCTGAATCATGAATCTCTAATAAGTTTATACAAGAATAATTTTGCACTAATGCAACACCATAAATATAGTCTGAGCGAGTTGGAGAATATGATTCCGTGGGAACGTGAAGTATATTTAAATTTATTGATGAATTACATAAAAGAAGAAGAAGCAAGAAGAGCAAAAAATCAATAAAGGTAAAGAACATGGCACCTAAAAATTTAGAAGAAAATTCAAAATATGCACACCTCGACCTAGATGGTGATGGCATAGTAGATGATGAGGAAATGGCAATGGAAAGAAGTATACTAGAAATGGAAGAATTACGTTCTCATATGGAGAACGATGATAAGAAACAAGATGCACAAAGACATATGGCATGGTTTGCACTCTTTGGGATGTTACTATATCCATTTGCAGTGGTTCTTGCAGAATGGGTCGGACTTGTTAAAGCAAGCGCAATCCTTGGTGACATGGCTCCAACATATTTTGTATCAGTTGCCGCGATTGTCGCAGCATTCTATGCAAAAGAAGTATTAGGTAAAAAGTAAAAAATGTCAGATCTTGCAACAATAACCGCATCTCTTGAAAGAGAAAACAATGAGACACTTGCCGCGACTTTACAAAACACTGGAGCAGCATTACAATCTTCTGGTGCGCGGCAGGCGTTCGAGGAGTTGACTCAAATTTTAGATAGTCAAGAAGATAAAACTATCGACGAATATAAGAAAACTCAAGAGCGCGTGAAATTGTTGCAAAAATCCATTAAAGACCTACAAGGATTGTCTAGGGCAGAAAGCGCTGCACTAACTTCTGTAATATCCGATGCACAATCAAGCTTAAACCAAAACACAGGATTTAAAAAGACTATCGGTAGCGTTATTAAAGGAAGTGTCAAAGACAGTATCAGTGGGATAGGTGGTATCGTCACCGGAGCTTTGTCACAGAGTCCAATTATGGCAATGGGTGCGGGTTTTATAGGTGAACGAGTTACTCAGTTTAAAGAACGTAAGGCGGCGCAGAAGGCAGAGGATGACGAAAGAGCAGACAGGATTGCCACACAGGCACAAACTGAACAGAAAGAAATGGCACTACTGAGAAATCAGATATCTAACGATGACGCAATTCGGGCATCGGGCAAAACTCAAGAACAAATTCAGCGAGATGCTGCAATGATGGGTATCTCTGAGCAAGAATTGATAGATCAAGAAAAAAATGCAATTATTCGAAGAGCGCAGGCAGAAAAAGAAAGAGTGGATGCCGAAACCGAGGCGCGTAAAAATATAGAAAAAATAGCAGAAAGATATGGGATAAATGTTCCGGCTGGTGATGAGACTGCACCAACTCCAAATCAAGACATACCGACATCCCAAGAAGATTCTGTTGCCCAAGAAGAGACTACACCAAGAAGAGGTCGTGGGCCAGATATCGCGCCCAGAAGAGCACGAGGTAGCGGAATTGGTGATGGAGACATTTCTGACGCCGGCGATGGAATGTCTGTTATGTCCGGTCTTAATGAAACGCAATTAGAATTTCAACCGTACCTAGAAAAAATTTATGAAGAATTGATATGGCAACGAGAAAACGCAAACAATCCAAGTTCGTTAGATATTGAAAATTCCAGAGAAATGCGCCGTGAAAGAGCAAGAGACAGGCAAATAGAATTAGACCAACTTGCAGCAATGCAGGACCAAGCGGACAGTACAGGCACCAGCGGAGGCTCTGGTAACGAAGGTGGTATATTAGACACCCTCGGAGATTTGGGTGGTTTGGCCGCGCTTGCAAGCGGCGGTGGTGGCATTCTGGGAATGCTCGGTTTGGGCAAAGATGGATTCTTGACAAAAGGATTAAAGACGGTAACTGGTAAGTTTGGTAGATTTGGTGGAAAAATTGGTAAACTTGGTGGAATAGTTGCAGGCGTAGCTGGGGCTATCGGAATGGCAAGTTCTCTGCTTCCAAATTTCAAAGGCCCTGCACCAAGTGCATCTTCAACTAGACATCCTGAAATTTCCACCGCAGATGCGGATGCACCCAGAGTCAGTGCCGCAGATGCAGACACGGCCGAAGCAAATGAGAATAAAAGACTAGAAAAAGAACGTGTTGCAGAATTAAAAAAACAACAGGCAGAAGGTGAGGTTCGAAAGGCGGCAGCAGAGAAAAAGAGGCTGCAGGTAAAGGCGGACGCACTAGCAGCAGAAAAGAAAGTAGTCGCAGACGCAAATACAAAACGAATGGCGATGGATGCAGAAATCACCTCTTCGCAAATGCAAGCAGATGCAGATAAAGAACTAAAAAAAGTTCAGAATGATGCAAAGACAAAACGAATGGCACTAGAAGCCGAGGCTGATAAGGCGAGAAATATAGAAGTCGCCGATGCAGAAAGAAGACAAGTAAAGGCAGAAGTGGATGCTGAAACAAAACGTGTCGAACTCGAAAAAAAGGCAGAAGTTGAAAGATTTAATAGAAAAAATAACGCAGTCGAACTATCACCTGCGAAACCAAAACCAGTAACCCTAGATATAGGAAAACCTAAACCAAGCACCACTTTCACTCCTGATGGCGTGGCAAAAAAGATACCAACGCCGGCGAATCTTACATCTGCTCCAAAGGTCCCCGCCGGCGGTGCATTAGACGCCGCCAAAGGCGCGATAAAAAATGCAACTGGTTCCACTGTCGCCGCGATGGCAGATGTTGTGACTCCAAAGGCGGCGAAGGGCGTGGTGGCCGCAGGTAATATGATGAAGAAAAAAGTTATGAAAAATATTCTAGTGAGGAAGTCTGCCATGTTCATGGCGAAAATGGTGCCTGGGCTTGGAATAGCGGCAGGCCTTGGTTTCAGTTTAGGTAGACTTTTCGATGGAGATTTTGGGGGCGCAGCTGCAGAGGGTCTCGGCGTGTTCCTACCCAGTGTTTCGGGTGCGGCGGTTGATGTGGGACTCTTGGCCAAAGATGCGTATAACGAATATTATGGATCAGATGAAAACCCATTTCCACTGGGAGATGATATCAAAAATAATCCTGAACAAGCATATGCAAGATTGGGAGAAATTACCACAATGGCGAAAGATGTCATTCTGGGCGCAGAAGAAAATGTACAGGCACACAACAAAGAGGAATATGCTAAACAGACGGCAGAGCTCGAAGGAAAAATTGCCGCAGATCAAGAAATTGCAGATACCGGCAATATGCGGGGGCCCGGAGCCTTGGCGACCCGACAGGCGAAAATGCGTGTACGGCAAAATACTAGGAAATTAGAAGAATTGAAGAAAAATAATCCGGCGGACACCATGCCACCCATTCCAGCCCAATCACCAGATCGTGGTGATGCTGAAATGGAAAATATTTCCACACAAGAAGATGCTGGTATGACCGAAATGTCTGATTCGACTGCTGCAGCAGAAAATCCATATCAAGCAGAGAGGATGAAATACGATAAGGACGGCGATGGAAAACTAAACAATTACGAACGCAAGATGTATAAAATTGGACAAGCTGAAAAGCGATTGAGGGTTGCCAATAATAATGACGTTTCTAGTGCGGACCAATCTGCAAAGCTGGCAGTACAGGATAAGATGAATTCAGCTGCAGTAGCAAAGAGTGATGCAGCAGGTGCCGGTACGAACAATGTTGTAGTCGCACCAACAAATACTCAATCAACCGTTGTCAATAACTCTGCACCTGTGTTGGGTAAAGTTGGAATTAATACTAGAAACCAAGACGTTTCCGCGCAACGATTTGCAAGCTCGTTAGGAAGTTTTTAATTTTTAAAATCTTCCCGCAACATGGTAAGTTCCATCATCAGTTTCTTTGCCTCGACGTGATAACCATTGCGAGACAATTCTGCTGCCGCCCTTGAGTATCCAATAACTGTAAAGAATTTTTCAAATTTTGTCCACATGCCCTTGACAACCGCACCAACCGACACAGTATCAATCTGTCCGTATAAGAAATTAGCGGCCATTAGACCCAACCTCTCAAATTGGTATTATGATCGGGATGGCGAACTGGCGAAGCGCCGAATTGTGTCTTGCGGGCCATGTCCAACAAAACCATGTCATAACCTTCTTGACCCAATCGTTTAATATCACAACGACTAATGCCAATGTCTTGCAGATCATGTGCAGTCAGTTTGCTGAGTTCGTTTACGGTATTTCTACGTGCTTCTCTTGCGGCAGAGCGGGCTGACCAATCCCGATATAGGTCTACAAATAATTCAAACATGTGATTTCCTTTCGACTATGTGTGTGTATTACATTTTTATTTAGTGAGAAATGTCCAAAAAACACCCTGTTTACCTGTCAATGTCGGTATGCGTTTTTTGCATAACTCAGTAGTAGAATTGAAAAAGGACACCCTATTAGGATGTCCTTTCGTTTCATTTTACGTTTCATATTTTGAAACGATTAACCCAAGTCTTATGTCTCTTCTGCTAGCCGTGAAAAGTATGACAGATCGTCTTCGTCATCATTAGATGCCACTGGCTCTGGTGAAGGACTTTCCTTAAAGGAAGGTTTACTAAATGCAGTTGGCGCTGCGGGTGGTGCTTCGCGCACGTCATAGTCTGCATTAGTAGATGGGGCGGTCACACCTAAAACGCGATCAAGCCGTTCCTTGATTTGCTCATACGTTTTAAAGTTATTAGGATTGACAAACTCTTCGAGGGAATGTTGCTGTCCATAAATAGACTCAAGTTTCGCATCGTCATCTGACAGAGCACTTGTTTTGTCAAATTCGGATTTGTCATAATTACCATAACCATCAACAGTACGATACTTCAGTTTGAAGTTTGCACCATTCCAGAAATCAAACGGATTGATTGGCTCTTCATCTTCAAACTGTGGACGCATAATGTCGTTCAGTTTATCGAATATTTTTTTACCAAACGAATAAAGGAATACTTTTCCATAGTTGTCTGGATTTGCGGGATCTTTGACAACGTAAATGTTTGCCATATATTTCAATTTACGTTTACGATCCCGAGCAAGATTCTGATTATCTTGCGAACCAGTACCCCACAGTTCGCCATTACTTTCACAAACCGGACATGGTTTGCCAATAGTGGTTGGGCAGTTATCAATTAACCAACCGCCGGGGCCTTTGAAACCGTGATTGAAAACACGGACCCATGGCAAATCTTCACCTTCTGTCGGAGGCAGAAACCGAATAACCGCATAACTGTTGCCAGTTTTGTCGATAGTGGGTTTCCACATACGATCGTCTTGTGACGATGAATTAGATTGTGGGGATTGTGTTTTTTCCAACTCTTCAGCCAAACGGGTGAAGTTGTTGCGGTTCTTTTTTAGTGCTGCAAAAGACATTACGTCCTCCTTATATGCGTTGTATGTTTTTGTATCTTGTCTTTTTAGTATACACTATATCAGCGTGTGTGTCAATAAGCAAATCAAATAAACTTGCCATAATTATCATAATAATCCTCAATCAAAAGGGACTTAACGACCCCAACATAATATTCAACATCCACCGTCAGAAACGATGAATAGTCTTTTATCTTCTTAGTATAGATTGGCCAGTAAGTCGTGTCATTAATTCTAACCTTGTCAACAAATTTAAAAATCATATCATATATAACCAAAGTCTCAAAACAAATTTCTCCGTTCTTTTCCATCTGAACTATCAGCGGATAATCGCCAGACACAGATTTAAAAATATCATTAAACTCTATCTCTTTCTCAGTCCCGGCCGCAAACAATTTGTCGCAATCATTAGCGAATAGATATTTTATACTATGCAGTCTTTTCTTCCAACTTTTATATATTTCCTGTGTCTCTTTATCTAAGAGATTTTTGGTCCACATAAATTCGTTTCTGGAAACTGCAAGATTTCCACTTTCAGTCACGTTTAAAAATACCGACAACAAAAATTCTTCTAAAGATTTCTTATCATATCGTTTAGAGAGCTCTTCGAAAGTTCTCTTATCTTTACGATTATGATATGCTTCTATCCTTACTTTTGAACCACCTTTGTATTTCGTATAATCATATTCCTTACTGAAATGATTTCTCATTCCAAGATAAATTTTAAACGCCTCAAAGTCATTGATTTTCTTACTGGACATATAAATCATAGGGGCAATTTTTCAGTAGATTTCCTGACTAAATTAAGGCCCTCCGCTTCGTATTTAATTTTTTCCTTTATAAATGTAGTCAATAAAGGTGATACGTTTTCGATCTCTAAATTATTTTCTTCACAGTAATGTGTGATCGTTTCGATGTACGACATTCGCATCTCGATCACAATCCTTTCAATATCTGTACAAAATTCTTTTGAACTTTTCAACTTTAACATTTTCACTCCTTTGGTTTATGTATAGGCCATACATATATCATTATTCACTTCTTAAATTACGCTGTAACGTATATATTCTCATTATACTCTACAGCGTAATTTTTGTCAATACCTTTTATTCAGATTTCCATATTGTCCAAGCACCATAGAATATTGCAATCCATGCAGCAAGTTTAACAAATGGCGTACCCAATAAAATCAAAATACCGATAAGTACTAATAAAGCACCATCCAAAGAAGTACGTTCTCCTCTTCGTTCGAATATCCAGTTGACCTCAATCAAGATCAACTCTTTAATTTTTGATATCATTTTTTATTCCAAATGGCCCATAAAATCCAAAGTGCGACTATTCCCATCAGACCTTCGCTTCCAAGAGCACCAAGCATTCCGGCAACATTTGCTACCACACTGGTTACTGGAAAAAATGGGAGATTTCCTAACCCCAACACTTCGACTATGATCATAAGTGCTGCGAGACTAACTCCCAACTCAGCGAGCGCAATTGCCCACCCCTTTACTTTACCGATAATTTCCATTTTTATTTCCTTTCGAGTTAAGTTTTTTTTAAAAAAATAATAGTTACAACTATTTCTTGTAGTAATTAAGTTAGGCTCGGCACGGCCGAATCGCGATACCGTCCAAACCAATCTAAATCAAATCCCGACCACGTTCCATCTTCTGCCTGCACAGTCGCCGACACAACGACGTCGAGCTCGTCATTCGAAAAATCTTCTGGAAAGACAATATGTTTTGATTGATCGGAGGTGATATGAACTTTGTGTTCAAATGCCTTATCACCTGTATAATGACCACAGACAAAACGCAAGGTTACATGTTCAAATTCTTCTATGGCCCATTCTCCAATTTTGGTTTTTCTCGTTACACAACCCTCTTTAATAGTTTCATCAGATCTGTTATGACTTTCAAAAGGCATGAAATCCAATAAATTATAATACACAGAAAGGTTAGCGAGTGGAGCGTTTTCTGCAATTATCGGATGGAAAAACACCTGTACAAATTGCGTTTCTGCTGTTTGATTGGTGTAGGTCACTGTTTCGTTCATATTTTCTGCAACGTAGTCGGGTTCTGAATCGTCACTAAACTCTATAACCCCTACAACATTGTCGCCCCCAGTAGCAATAACTTTAAGTTCGACCGTGAGCGATTGGCCAGGATACACACCCATAGGTGCATAGTTTTGACCCCCCGACACACCAATGTTTACCTCGCGTATTGCGTAAAATTTTGATTGGGTTGTTGTACCAGTTAGAGACATACCTAATTCTTCATAGAAAGTATCGTCCAACCAGTTATTACCTTCATATTTATATCCACCTATAAATAACGAACCCATACGAGCTCGTCCTTCTGGTGGGTCTTGAGGCATTGGATGCCACCACATGGCCATTTTCGATTCAACCAACATAGGTAGTCTTGGGGTCGTAAATTTTCTGACTTTCATATCATTTCCTAAAACTGATT